AGTCCGGGTTTGCCTGCAACTCGGTGAGAAGTGCGCTCAATCTAGCCAGAGCTGTAGCCAGATCAGTTCTGGCTGTTGAGTCCTTCAGGTCATACTCAACGCCATTAAGAACAATTTTGCTAATATCAGACATTACAACTCTCCCATCTCAAGCGTTTCTTCGGATACCACAGATTTCTCGCTGACAATAGTCAGGGTTTCTTCTACAACCTCAAAGGTTGCCCCTTTGTTCATGTCAGCGGTTCCCACAATTCGTTCGCCTGCAGAATTATAAGCGACCTCTCCGGTCGCCAAATTCTCAGGGTTTACGGTGCTGTCCGTCAGATCCATCAGAGTTTTTCCGTAATAAATAACCTTACTGATAGGCATAAGTCATCACCCGATCGTTGCGGTAATACCGCCAGCTGCGTTGCTGCTCTCCTCGTAAGGGATAGCCAGAACGGTAACCTGAGAAATGTAATTATACCCTTCATCCGGAACAACGGATTGATCCGAAACGGCAGGTGTGATGGTTTTCGCTTGAGCCTTTACGCTTTCAAGTCCAGACATCGCACCAGTTACACCAAAAACCGTTACACCTTCGCGGATATTGTCAGGAACCAGTTTTGCTGCCTCGGTATCATCCATCCGTACTGTTCCGGATCCATCATGAAAACCAGGTGGCACAATGTAAGGAGTATCTTTACTGGTGATGACTCCCTTGACTGCGCCGTTGTTCGGCATTGAGCCGGTGACTTTTACGCCTCGCACATAGACGATCCTGTCCTTCAGAACTTCAGAAGCGGTAGCATTCGCATCCTGAGTATCTGCATCAAACGAGCAAGTACCGACAATCGGCTCGCCATCACTGCCATGCGCTGTAACGCCGGACAGAAGATCTGAAGCCTTTACGGTATCGGCGGTCAAGTCGATCAGGACTTTACCGCCATATATTACTTTTGAAACACCCATATTATCGCTCTCCTTTACTCGAGTGTGTCAGCAATATAGATCGTTGTGCCTCCCGATACATTGCTGACTGTATAATACGGAATTGCTTTCACTGTCACGTCATCAAGCATTATCTTCTGGGCTGTTTCCAACTTCTGTTCGTCAACCGTAGGGGTTACGCTATAAGGGCCATCATAAGCGCCTCTTCCTGCCACGTGCACCTCTTGGATGCTTTCGAACTTAAGCGGGATTTGCTGCTCTACCTCAGAAAAATCAAACTTGAGCGGAATGAACTGATCAGCTTCATGGAATTTAACTCTCAGTCTCATTACTCAGCACCTCATCCTTTAAGAGCTGATACGCCGGAACCTTGTAAACGTTGGACACCAGAGAGTCATCTTTCGATGTAAGGACATGGAGCTGGATCTGAACCATGTCGAGATGCTTAACCTTCATAGTTTCCTCTTGGGTAAGTCTGACTTTGATGACAGGTCCATTGAGTTCACAGTCCTTCTCTGTTTTTTCCAGAATCATTTCATCATTCTGGGCATAGAGGATGCGGATCTTTGTAAGTTCGCATGTATCAAACGGCAGCTCAAAAATGTGTGTAGGTGTCGTTCCACGAATCATTGCAACTCACACTCCATTCTAAAAAAGACCTCCCCACCTTTTACGGCGAGGAGGTCACATTGTATAAACATTTCTTTGTGCTTAGCCAATTCCCTGCTTCCAGACTCCGCCGATTTTCACCCATGCGTAGCCTTTCTTATACTCGCCACCAACCTTGACGTATGGGATGCCCTTCTTCCAGGCACCGGATACTTTGATGCTGGTGGAAGCATCAATGACAAACTGAGCATACAGCGTTGTGGATGCAGTGAACGTCTTGGTCGTCGTTACCTTCGTGCCTCCGGTCTTTGCAGTATACCAGCCGGCAAAAACGTAGTACGGTCTGCTCGCTACAGGCAGAGTGCCGAGAGAACTACCGTAGTCGATTTCTCTGCTTGCTTCACTGCAAGTACCGCCATTGCTGGCAGCATCGAAGGTAATCGTGATGGCATTTATGCTCCAAACGGCATAAAGTGTGATGGAGCCACCAGACGTAGATACCAGATTTTTGACCGACTGCTTATCGGAATACACCTTTTCTCCGGTTGCCGATGTTGCCCAGCCCGTGAAGGTGCGGCCTGCATATGTGAAAGCATTTGCAGTCAGATTCGCAGCCGTGTCATAGGTCATGGTCTGGTCATTCATTGAGCCAGAGCCGCCGTTGGCGTTATACTTGACGGCATACTGGTTTGCAGTCCAGATCGCATACAACGTTACCGCTGCATTGGATGTGTAGGAGCCACCAGAAGCATACGACGTTCCAGATCCATCTGCCTTTGTGTTCCACGACTTGAAGGTATATCCCGTTCGGGTAGGCTTCGTACTTGTCAGAGTCAGGGCCGTTCCATACGTTTTCGTCTGGTTGCCAGGAGCTCCAGTGCCACCGTTCGCATCGAACTTGACAGTGTATGTGATGATCTTCCAGACAGCATACAGAGTCGCATCACCTTCAGATGTGTATGTGTCTCCAGGCTCATACGTTGCGCTTGTTGCCGATTTACTGGTAGACCAGCCAAGGAAGGTATATCCTGTCCTGGTGGGCTTCGTGGTACTCAGAGTGAGTGAATAGCCATATGTCTTGGTCTGACTGGAAGGCGCTCCGGAACCGCCGTTGGCGTTATAGGAAATCGTATACTTAGGACGTACAGGTGCAGAAACCGTGAACGGTCCTTTCTGCTGAGAATATGCGCCGTTTTTGAATACCTGGAAATAGCAAACTGTGCCAGAGGCAAGGGATATACCAGAATTGAGTTTGTTGCTACTATTGCCACTTACGACTATGGCGAAGGTTCTGCTGTACGAGTTGGAGTTTACTTCCCACCATACCCAACACTCAGTATCGTCATAATCCGCTTCCCAATATATGGTTACGTCCCATCCATTAGCAGAGTCACTATAATTTACCTGTTGCGTTGCCATAAATTACTCCTTTCCTGCCGTATTCTGATTAACTTACAGGTCATCATGCTTCATACATGATGTAGATATCGCCGTCCTCGCCCATGCTGGCCGTAGGCTGAGTAGTGCCGTAGGAAATGCGCTCATTCAGAGCATGGAGCAGATCCTTCATGCAGGTGGCAGGCTCAACCAACATTTCTATCGCAGAGATGTTGAGTCCGTTCATGGTCACTCTCGCAATCGGGAACTCTCTGGTTTTACCGCCATCGTTCAGATCTTCTGCAGTGTACGTCGGATCAGAGCCATCACTGCCGCCTGTCAGAACAGCCAATGTGAATGTGTCCTCTCCGTGATTGCCTGTCGTTGTAAACCGGGCAACCACGAGGTCGTTACGAGTCACGCCGGAAGTGCCGTTGCTCAGTGTCAGCTCTGCCGTGTCTCCGATTTCAATTACACCCATATGGCCCTGAACAGCCAGCAGGCCACTGCTGACCTGGATGGAATTGTAGCTCGTGGAAACCATGCTGAAGCAGTCACCATAATTCAGGAGCATATCGCCGTCGCCAAGAATCGCCTGATAGATGGCCGCATCATTCTCAGCATAGATATGAGGATCTTCGTCCTCAGGTCTGTTCACTGTCAATCCCTTGAATCCCATATCATTCACCAACCTTGTGTGTAATGTATAATTTGCCCTTGCTGTCGATCTTGAAGATGATCTCGGCAATCTGCTTCTTCAGCGTAATACCTGTCACCTGTTCCTGACCGCCAACAATGTCACCAACCTGCGCATCCATTTCATTCAGGCTGATTTGGAGCGTGGTGTAATTTCCCTGTTCTTTCAGCCGTTTTTTTCCATAGACAATCAGGTCCTCCAGACTCTCCGCAGAAGAGTAGTCGTAGACATCCGTGATTTCGTCAACACCAGTCAGCGACTGTTCCGTACTGATGTTTCCTTCTTCGTCCATATACAGGTGAACAACCTGACGATCTTTCAGTTCGCCTTGACCGAGGCAAATCAGATGGTTGACACCCATTCGGTTTGCCTCGGCAGTGAAGTCCACTTTCCCGTCCTGGCTATACTCGATCTCGTTCGAGTAGTCAATAATGGCTACTGCCTTTACCAACACATAGCCAGGGACGAATGAGCTGACAGTAGAATAGCCGGGAACGAAGCTGATCTCCAGCTTCGCCCCGACTTCATAGAGCATATCTACCGTACCCGCCAACAGGGTTTCGTATCGTTTGAACTGGTGGCTGCTTATTTCAAACCCACTATTTTCGTCGGACACGACAAAGAATCCGCCGAAGCAAGGTTCGATCAGCTCGGCAAGCACAGCATTTGCCTCACCTGATACGACCCTGTAATCTTCACCTTCCGGTGGTTCGATTATCTTTTTCTCCATAAGGCCACGCCATGTATAGCCGCTTGCCTTGACCTTCTTTTCCTTCGTGGACGATTTGATGCAGCGGATCTTACCGCCGACCTCACCATATCCGTCAGCATACCAGTAATCGGCTTCGAGAAGTGCCTCATTGTTCTGCCAGTCGCCAGAGTTAAATGTGATTACAAAGTCATTGCTGCCTCCGATACTCACATCCAAGCCTCTAACATCCTTCAACAGTCCGAGTTCTACACCGTCTTCCTTGACTGAGATAAGCTCCATTTCGGCATACTCCTTTCCTCGAATACTGTGATTGACAACAGATACTCACCAGACCA